TAGTATCAGTATCTAGTGGATACAGATCACCAGAGTTATGTGTGAAAATAGGATCATCAATGAAATCACAGCACGCCAAAGGCCAAGCTGCGGACTTTGAAATCTTTGGCATTGCAAATGCTGATCTAGCAAAATATATTATTGACAACTTGGATTTTGACCAATTGATATTAGAGTTTCACAAACCAGAAGAACCTAATAGCGGATGGATTCATTGTTCATATAAGAACAAAGAAGAAAACAGAAAACAAGTATTAAGAGCATACAGAAATGATGATGGTAAGACGGTATACGAACCGTATGACCCTAGTTGAGCTGTTGAACGTCTTAACAATGACAAAATAGAAGAACAAAACAAGATTATAGACGCCTATATGCAGAAAGGTATATAGCTTGACAATCTTGTAATAATCTGATATAATGATTATATAAAATTATACGGAAAGGTATATTATGTTTAAACATGTTAAATTGAATGAAGATGTATTGCCTAAATCGTTAGGTGTGAAAGGCAAGAATCAAAACGGTGTAAGATATTATACTATTGATGGTGTTAATATGCCTTCCGTTACATCTATATTAGGACAAATTCCCGAAAAACAAGAAGGTCTACAGGCATGGCGAAATGCAGTTGGTGAGAAAATGGCTAACTACATATCAAATGCTGCTGTTAATAGAGGTAAAACTACCCACACCTTAATTGAAAACCATTTAAAGAACGAAGACGAGAAGTCAGTAGGTATAACTGCTGTTACACCACTAGGACTTTTTAGAATTATTAAACCATATCTTGCTAGAATAGATAACATACATTGCCTAGAAGAATACCTATACTCTAAAGAAATAGGTGTTGCAGGCCAAGTAGATTGTATTGCTGAATATAGAGGCAAACTATCAGTTATTGATTTTAAGACCTCTACAAAACAAAGGGATGCTAATTACAATTATGCTAACTTTTTACAGACATCTGCTTATGCAAAAATGTATGAAGAGCTATACCCAAATTACAAGATTGAACAGACCGTTATATTAGCCACGTGTGAAGATGGTTTTGTACAAGAGTGGATACATACTGAAGAAAAAATAAAAGAGCACCAAGAGAAGTTTTATAAGCACACTCAGGACTTTTTTGAAAAAAATAACATAAATAGTTAGACCGAAAGGCTAACTATGAAAAAACTATTAACACTTATAACACTATTATTCGCTACAAGTACATTTGCTGAAGATTTACAAAAGTACGACTTTCAATGGATGCACGTACCAGTAGTTTGTGGTACATCACCAGAAGTAATGAGATACCTTGAAGATAACAATTTCAAATTAGAGAGTGTATCTATGGGTAGATCAGGTGCTTCAGAAACAGGCGATCCCGCTTATTTTGTTGCTTACTATTTAAATGAGAAAGGTGATCAATCTGTTGCCGCTATAACTTCACCAACAGGACATGAAACTTGTATGATGTATAGGAGTTTTGATCTACAGAAACCTGGAGATAAAGTATAGTAGCTTGACAAATTAGTCTAATTGAGATATAATATTATAATAAAGTGAGGATAAATTATGAGCGATGAAAGTATGCCACATGGCAGAGATACCCACGACCAAGATATGACTTATGAGAATGAGCAATCTATGGTAACTATACCATTGCGTGAGTATGATAAACTAAAAGAACAAGGTCAGTACATAACAGACCCGAGTCTAATTTCAATAATAGATAAGATTGAAGAACTAACAAGAGCATTAAGAAAACACATAGTTAGAAAACTATAATGTTGATGAATAGTAAAAAGTTTGCTCAAATTATTGAAGCAATAGTAAAAGAAAAACGAATGTCCTATATGGATGCCGTGTTAAAATATTGTGAAGAAAATGATATTGATACAGCGTCTGTAGGTCCTTTAATTAACAAGTCACTAAAAGAGAAGATAAAAGAAGAGGCAGAAAAACTGAACTTGGTTGAACGATCAAGTACAGCAGTTTTACCTATATGAATAGTTATGAATCATATACATTATATTTGGCTATTAAACTACACTTCACTTCCGATAATTATGATTTTTACAGGCACAATGCCAAAGTTAATTCATCATTTAACACATTTTTAAAACGTAATGATAGGTTCTTCTTTCATAAACTTACAACTAAATATACGAGGGAAGAGATGTTAGAATATTTTGTATCTAACTTCTTCCATAATTCAAAAACATGGATAGGCAATTTAGTTAGAGCAGATGGAGAAACTATTTACAACAAGTGGAAGAAATATAATCAATCTTTTACATACAATTTTAGGAGCGATTGCGTATTGCTTCGTAATGTTATTAATGATAACTCTATTCGGTTTGATGATGTGTTTCGTGTACATAATGGGCAACATCCACGATTGCTACGACTACTTCTATCTGAAAAAATATCAGTACAAACAATCATCATCTTGGATAAGGTTCTATCTTTTATTAAAAGATGGGATAAAGACATTGCCGAAACGATTATCTGGCCTGAAAAATCGTTTAAAATAAAGAAATTATCACCTTTTATCAAGTTTAACCTTACTAAATGTAAGTTTATTATGAAAGAGGTATTTGTATGAGCGAAGAACGTAAACTAACAGAGCAAGAAGTAAGAGAAGAATTTAGACAGCAACGTAAGGACAAGACATTTGCCTCATGTTGGCCTGCTAACAATGATAGTTTTTATGAGTGGTGCTCAGGTTACCTAGACTATCAACACATAACAAAAAAGAATAGAAAGAAAAATAAATGAGTGATGTATTTGAAAGTGTAATAGATGTAGGTAGTGGTTTTATATTAGCTATTTGTATAAATTTATTAGTTTTCCCCCTATTTGGTTTATACCCTAGTATATTTGATAGTATGGGTATCGCATTAATATTTACCGTAGTGTCAATGACTAGATCAGCATTATGGAGAAGATACTTTAGAAAAAGAAGAACATGACAATTGAACCAATAAGAGAAAAACTAGATGATAAAATTGCTAAACTAAACAGTAGCAGAGTCATTAAGAAGATTACACCAAAAGGCGACCTATCATGGTACGTTAAGTGGGTATCTGTATTCTTAATTCTATTTGCAACTGTGGCCAGAAGTGTAGGCACAATGCCACACATTGATATGTGGTTAGGTCTATTTGGTACAGCAGGTTGGGCATACGTAGGGTATCTATGGCACGATAGAGCATTATTAGTGCTGAACTCTATACTTGTTACATTATTGGTTGTAGGTCTAGCGAATTATTATTATGGCTAAAGATTTTTTAGAAGAAGTGAAAAAGGAACAAGAAATACTTGATATTGGAATGAAACAATCTTTAAGTGCAAAGGCAGAAAGATTCCCTACGGCTGAAGAAAGATGGCCAAGACAAGGTATTGTAATGAAGAAAAGAGCATTTATTATAGGTAATGGTGAGTCACGTAAAGATTTTGACTTGACAAAGTTAAGAGAACATGGTAAGATATATGCCTGTAATGCTTACTATAGAGATAATCCTCTACCAGATGTATTGATTGCTGTTGACAGCACAATGACACACGAAATATATCACAAAGGTATTGCTCATAAAATACCTTGCTATTTTAGAGAGTGGACTAAAGTACCTAACTTCATGTATGATACAATGTTACAAGGCATGTTACATACACAGGACAAAGACAAGGCAGATAAGATAGTTACCAATGCAGATAAAGGTAACATGTTTGTTATGAATGCTCATACAATCAAAGGCGAGGCAACGATAAGAAAAGAGGACGGCACGAAGTATAAGAAAGATGTTGACAACGCCCACATTTATGTATCTTGGATTACAGACGGCGATAAGACACAAGAATGGGAAGACCCAGGCTATCATGCTGGTGCAACAGCAGGCCATATTGCATGTAAATATAGTGAACTAGATGAGGTGTATATGATAGGTATGGATTTGAGATCAGATACAAAGATGTTCAATAACATGTACAAAGGGACTAAAAACTACTCATCAGCACACTATGAACCTCAACCCACAGGCATATGGGAAGCAGAGTGGATACGAGTGTTTAAAGACAATCCTAACGTGTCATTTTACAAGGTAAATAAGGCAGATGATGACAATATAACTAATCAAAAACTACTGGGAAATGAGAAGAATTTAACATATATTACTCAAGCACAGCTGCTTGACAATATGAGTAAATAGTGTTATTATATTATAATGGTTGAGTATGTTGCCAGTATAAATAATAGTAATACTTACATTAATACAAATACGTACAACAATATATACAAGGAGAAAATACAATGTCAAGTGCATTAGAAGCCCTAAAAAAGTCAAAGTCAAATTTTGACATACTAACGAAGAAGTTAGAAAACACAATAGAACAACCCGAAAAGAAAAACAAGTACCAAGACGACAGGTTATGGAAACCTGAACTAGATAAGTCTGGCAATGGTTACGCAGTATTAAGATTC